TCAGGCTCACTAAATTTTGCTTCATGAGCTTCAAGGAGCTTGGACTCTTGCTCTTGAATTGATTGAGTCTCAATAGACTCTACCGCTTTTACTTGAATTCCTTCCATTTGATTTGATTTGTACGAAAGTAACTAATTTATTCTACCTAGCGTGGACTAAATTCAGCCAAGTCAAAGCCATCTAGACTATCCTCATTGGATTCAAATGAAACCGCAGGTAAATTGTTCTTTCGTTGATTTATAAGCTTAGACTGTTGAGTGTTCTGCTGACTAATGCGGTCAGACTTAGCCGTCTCTCTTTGGTCTTCACGAGTTTGTATCTGAGACTCTACAATATCCTTCAACTGCATCTGATAATTAAACTCTTCAGCCATTAACTGACTCTTAAGCTTAGCCTCTGCTTGTTGCTTTTCAATTTCAAAAGCAATCTCAGCCTGCTTAAGCTGCATCTTGCCTTGAAGCTCCATCTGCATCTTCTCCATCTGACCTTGTTGCGCTGCTTGCTGCGATTGAAGGTTTTGTTGAGCCTGAACTGCCTGCTGCTGCATAGCCATCCGCTCCTCACGGTCTTGCTTAGCAATTCTCTTAACTTTTAAAAACTGATTGGCAAGTTTAAGATTCTTAATCTCTCGAATATCAATAGCATCCTCAAGATTAATGTCTCCTTTAGAAAGAGCCATCTGAATGTTTTGCTCAAGCTGTGCTTTTTGTTCTTCGTCAGGAGTTACCTCAATAAAGATTCCGAAATCGTAGATATACAAGTCGTTCATGTCTCGTAAGACAGCAACGTTATACTTTCCAATCTGATTTATAAATTGGTCTTTAAAGTCAGCATATTCAAGGATGTCTCCTATTCTATAGGTAAGGCTTTCGGCTATAGTTCGGAACATATACAGGCTACCATCAAGGATATGACGGGTTGCTGTATTAGAATTAAGTGCTGCTAGTTTCTGAACACCTACAAGTGAGTTGGGGTCAGGCGTAGAGCCATCTCTAGCTTCATTAAGACCCGTAACATCACGAATCATCTGAAGATAGTGGTTCATATTTTGAACTAACATCTGAGCCTTACCTGAAGCGCTGCTTGATGTAAGTTGCTGAATAGGGATACGCCCTTGGTTATACTCTCCCTCCTGAGTATAGCTTCTTCCAATTACACTACCCGTTTGAAAAAATAAACGAAGAGCATCTGATGGATTATAAGCGTTCCCCGTTCCCAAGTCTACTTCATTAAGACCATCAGCGTCAATGTAGACACCATCAGGGACTGTCCTAGAAATAACCTGCTGAAGTTTAAGGTGAGTAATCTGAATTAAATCAGCAAATGGAATCATACGCCGAGTTAAAGATTCAATCACTCCCTTGTACATACGAGGAGCTACAGCTGTATAATTAGAAAGGGCATGTTGAGACGCAGACTTAGGACGAACCATATTTTCTGCCATCTCCCACTTAAGAACAATATTAGTTCCCATAACCATAACCCCATCATACCAAACATCAATGGTTTTCTCAAGCTTCTCAAACTTACCATCATCCATCATCTCCTGAGGAGGATTGAATTGGTCGTCCTTCTCAATGACTCGTTTATTGTCTCCATCTACCTTCTTCTTATAGACAATCTTTTTAGTTGTCTTATAGTTGAAGTACATAAGGGTAGTGGTATCTCTATAAAAGATATCATTGTCATAGTACTGAGCTACATTATAATAGTCATACCAACTCTGCCCTGATTTAGAAATAACCTCTAAGTCTTCCTTAGTTAAACTAGGGTCAATTTTTATAAGGTCGTTAATTGGAACAGTTTTAATTTCTCCCCAATAAAAACAATCCGTAAAGTGAGGGTCTTCGGTATAGCTGTATACCACGTTGGCCGGGTCTACATACTTTACTTCTACACCGCTTCCCTTTAAGAATTCAGTTTTAGCAACTGATATACCTATAACAGTTAGGTCATAGTCAAGACGCTTACGAAGGTCATGGTAATGATTCTCTTCAAGAATAGTATTGATAGCCTCCTCTTCTGCAATCTCAATAGCGGGCTTATACTTAAGCTGCATGAACAGCTGAAGCTCTTCATCAGAGTTAGGCAATTCATCAGACGGAACTACAAATGGGTCTACACCGCTTTTCTGTTGAATATTTTCAAGAAAGGGTTTAGCAACCATTTGACTTTCAATCAAATCTTGAAATGCACTTCGTCTAGATTGAGACAGTGCATCTTGAGATTGAGCCTTAACCTTAAAAAGACGCTCTGACATTCCGTTAACGACAATGTCAACGAACTTAGGGAGAATAGGAACAGGAGTCCAATCAAGATTTAAATAAGATAGGTCACCATCAACAGCTAATTCATTTTTATATTTCGCAACCGATTGCTCTCCACGAGCATACAACCGTAAGCGATGAAAGTCTCGCCATTGACTGTAAAACCTGCATTGATTTCCATCTTTTTTAAACCATTCGTACTGAATAGCTTGACCTATCTGCAGGCCAAATTCATCAGTGGCTTTTTCCGCATCTGATACAAACTGACTTGGAAAGCCTGTAGATGAAATATTTATAGTTACTTCCTTCATCGTATTATCTCGCTTGTCGTTCCATTGTTAGTGTACCGAGCGAAGTTAACGCTAATTTTTCTTTGTTTTTGTTGCGGCAAATACAGGTGTTTTTGGTTTGCCATAATTGCTAATCCGGAACTAATTGTAGCGTCAAACGCAGTACGATTATTAATATCAAACTTTGCCCAATCCTCAAGTGTTCTTACAAAAGGCATCATACCCATTTCATCAGACTCTCTGAAAGTTCCCTCTAAATCAATGCCTACATGCTTCTCAATATAAGATTCTATAGCTGATGCATGAGCCTGTTTTACGTCTTCGCTTGAGTTAGGAATTCCACCCAACTCTTTTTCTGTCTTAGATAATTTTATAAATGGCTTATCAGGGCGGTTCATACAGAAACCCCTGTATCCTCTGTTCTTAAAGTGGTAAAGAAGTCTAGGTTTGTTGTTCTCAATTAGGATAGGCATGCCATAAAACACACAGGCCATTAAGACATCCTCAAAGAAAATCTCAGCGGTCTGAGGACGAGCGACATACTCTAGGAAAAATTCATTACTTGGAGCATCTTCCATGCTAAATTTAGTAAGACCATGAAGAGCACCGTTAGAACCTCCTCCACCTACTACGCCTGATATATCATAAGAGTCACACCCTAAAGCTCCTATGTGTTCATTAGCCGGATACTTTACGCCATGCTTATCAATCATTTTATTTTGCAAGTTCTTATTCGGAGTCCACGAAATATAAAATCTTCCGCGTTTATCAGGATAGAACTGAACCTTTGTGTCTTTTTGACCATCCTTCCAACCGAACGACCCCCTAGTTACGTAATGGTCCCGTATTAAAGATTCCGAATAATCAAGCTGCTGATAAATCTTAGTGAGATTAAACAATGAAGATTTACTTTCATCTCTAAAAGCATGCGACTCAGTTCTAGGAAACTGTCTATAAAACTCATTAAGCGCATCAGGGTCATCTTTCAAAGACGCTACTTCAGCATCCCAATAATCTATAGCTCCATTTTTAATGTACCTATCATCAATACCTCGTATAGGTTTCAAAGGAGCCTTTAATACCGGATGCCCATATCGGTCAATAAAACCCTCCATGTTGTACTCCATAGGAATAAACAAAGAGTACATACCGCTTTTGGTTTGACCGTTTGCGTTTCGAGTATTAATATCAGAGTCTTCGTAAAGCTTTTTAAAATTACCACCTCCTTTATTTAAAGCGTTAGAGGTAGACCCCATCATACATTTTCCAATAATCCTGCTACCCAATCGGAGACAGGTTTTAGTTACCCTCCAATTATTTTGAATGTTGTTTGGCTTAATCCACTTACCACTCTCATCGTGAACTAAAAGCAAAAGCTTTTCTCCATCGTAAGAGTTATCATCTGTGTTCTTCCAATCAATGGTAGTATCAAGACCATCAAGGTCCTCTGATGCCACTACGTGCATATTTTTTTTGGTAATCTTAGAAGCAGGAATTCTAAATGCTAACTCCGTCTTTGGCTTATCCATACCGTCTTGAATAGGCTTAAAGAAAAAAGGAAGTCTATTAGCAATAGGAACCACCTTATCAGTAAACATCTTCTTAGCATCTGACCCCGTCTTAGATAAAATACCTACCCTTGAATCTTTAGCTAATGTCCCTGTGTTTACACATTCAGATGAACCCATAAAGGAAAAACCTGAACGCCTAATTTTTAAATAAGACATACCGAAAGACCTCTCATCCGCCTTACATGCTTCCCAAAAAATATAGAATATTCGGTTCGCCTCTCTAAAGTCAGGATATCCAACATCAATGGATGCCCACTGTAAATAAATATAGTGAGCGCCCGTCATATAAGTAGGTATGCCTTTATTCAAAAACCAATGCCCATTTTCTCTTGAGTCAAACTCAGCTTCAATGTAATCTATCCATTCATTCTTAAATGGAGATGGCATTTCATTCCATTGAAATATAGATTGAATTCGCTGCAGCGGTTTAGGTAGCTCATGTCGAATCCAATAATCCGGTTCTTTAGATAACTCTTTAGGAGTCGGAGGCAAAGCAATATCTAATCCTGAGATATTAATAACATCTCCAATCTGTCCTGTCTTAGATATAACAACAACCTGATACTTTTCATTATAACCATACGCCCATGTCTTTGCACGGTTTTTATTAACAAGTACAGACTTGGGAATAAATCCCGGCTTAGGGATATAAAGGTTATTTTCTTGCTCGTTGTTCTGCAAATCCTTGTTTACTATCGGTTCTACTTGAATCTCTGCTAAGCAAGTTAAGCTCTTCCTGCTCTGATTCTATCTTGTTTAAGATATCAAAGGCATCAAAAATGCAAAGCTTCTTAGTAGCTGCTGCATTTTTTAATTTGTCAGCCGCTAATTCATCCTCTGCGTCAGGCTTAATAATATCTTCTTTAGCAACTTTTATTAGCTGCTCTACTGCAGTATAACCTGCAGCAATTACCTGTGCTTTTAGTTCTGAAGAATTCATAAAGAGAAAGCAATTTGGTGGTCGTACATACGGTAAAGCTTTTCTCCATCTACAGTAAACTCATACTCTGAATCCGGAGTAAAAGAAACTTTAGTTCCTTCAACTATTCCTTCTTTTAAAAGATATTCATTGGGGTATTTCATTACACCCATTAATGGCTCTTCTGATGTAGGTCGAAATATAGAAGAGTCTTCAGGAGGAACAGGTTTTACAAAACAATATCGATTATGCGGGTGCCACTTATCGTCTTGCTTGTACATAAAAAATTGGTCATCATCAATTAAGAAAAGCTCTTCCCATAAATGACTTTTACCGCTACGTCTCTTTCCTGAGATATCATTATAAAACTTAAATACATTATGATGAACAAGAAGAATATCTCCTGTTTTTATTGGCCCATCATATTCTAACGGAACTTCCTTTACTACAGCAAAACGATTAGCGGCATGGTGATTTTCTTCAGATGTACTTGTTACAACTTCTACATCACCCATAATCTTTGTATTGTCATAACGTCTTTCCCCAAAAGGGAAAGCTATAAAACAAGTTGGAGAACGCATTAAATATTAAGATTGTATTCTATAGAGACGGGCATAGTTTGACGAAACTCTTTCCATAGAAAGACCTCCGCTCCTTTCTCAATCCAAATAAGAATTGAAGATGTAACATCCTCCTGCCTAATATGATGAATGGTATATGCACCACTCAATACCTCTTGTCCTACGATATAGTGCATAGCACCACCCTTGTAGTCCGACCCAATTGATATTTTACGGATATCGCGGGCCATCTATCTCACCGCAACAACGGTTGCGTTAACATTGCCCACTATCACACTAAAGGAAGTATTAGAGCTTAAGAACACTTCAAAGTAATCAGCTGTTGTGGCAGTCTGAATAGTCTGAATAGTAGTGGATTTAGAATCTGTTGCCGAAATAGTCTGCTCGGTATCAGCCAAAGCAACTCCATTCTTATAAAGAATAAAATTGATGGCAGGAGAACCCGCGACAGCCTCCGTAGAGACTACAACAGTAATAAGGAAGAGGTTGGTAGTAGCAGGAGTTCCCGAATCAGAATAAGTTAAACGATTAGTTGCTGCCGCCCACTTAGAAGCTGACCCCTGAGTGTAAACATTAGCAAGAATTACAGGACTACCTGCGAGTACAGTGGTAGTGCGAGTAGTAGAATACCCATTGAGATGACCGGAACTCAGGGCAAAAATGCTTCCAATAGTATAGTTCTTGGTAGCATCGAGATTATCAGCATCAGTTCCGATTACAAAATCAGCAAGACTGATAGCAGCATCAACAGGGTATGTACTAATCTTAGCCATCTTATTCTTTTGGTGTTATTGCTCCGGTTTCAATATTCAAAGTAATATCTACCCCATACTTTTCAGTGATAGATTTTTCTACTTCCGCGAATTTATTCTTTAGAGAACTCATGTTTAAAAGCATCTCTGCCTTTGCCAACACGTTGTCTGCAAGCTGAAGCTTAGCTTGGTTAACTTCTTGAAGCGACTCCCGCAAATTCTTAAGTTCGTCGGGAGTAAGCGCGGTGGGCTGATTTTTCTTAGCCATAGTAAATTAAATTAGATTGGTTCAAATATAAGAATCTTCTGTAAATACTGACGTAATAAAAACAAGTTACTACATAAGCGACTCAATAGTTTCTATGTCCCTAGGCGTTAACCCGTCCTCATCATGACTTAATTGCATACCCGTAGCCACCGCTTCTGAATAATTTCCGAGTACGTGGTTAATAAATAACTCCGCACCCGTAACCGCAATAACATCATCGACTTGTTGTTGTGTATACCGCATTATCCAAAGGTTTGAGTGGTATTTTCTATTATTCCAAAAATTCCATAATCCGTTTCTTCCCCTGAAAATGCTCCTGTGTCACTGCCTTTTAAGCTAAAAAAAGAAGCGTCAGTTTGGCTATTAAACTTAACAACCATGCTCTCTATAATGGGTTTATTAGAATATGTTCCCGACTCCCAATGTATTTGCCACCAATTATTTGCTGCACTCGTACCCAAAGCCCACCACATACTATTGGTTGAACTATCACATGCTTTAAACGGTGCATAAGTTGCACTATAAAAATGACCCGCATTTACAACAATACCCGTTTCACTTGTGTTTGATGTAAGGTTAGTAGTAGGGTATTTTGTTCCGGTTCCTCCGGCTGCTGTCCAAAATCTAATCTCACTTATAGCTAAGCGAGCAGAGGTATCTGCGCCCGCTGAGGTAACACCTCGAACTCTAAGATATCTGTTTTGAACATTAGAGGGTGTATAGGTTCCGGTAGCAGCTGCGCTTTGAATTTTATCCCCAAACTCCTGAGCCTTAACACTAACTGTTCTTTGTGAGGTAGAGGAGTTTGAATCCACAAAGGTCAATAAACTCCCAATGTGGTTACTCGATGAATCTAACTCCCTAGTAACAGAACTATCTAATACAGTAACCGTACCTCCCGCTTTAGATTGTACCGAATAATTAGGGTTGGTGTAGGAACTCGCGTTGGTTACCGTAATAGAAATTGCACCAAAAGTTCCACCCTCTACAGATATAGTAGGTGTTGGCAATGTTGCACTACCACCACCCTGAGTAGTGAAGAATCCATCGATTCCATTTATGTCTGTTGTCGAAACTCCTGATATACTTGCCATGATTAACTAATTTCAATCCAATCCCTAGAGGGATTAAAGTATACTTTATTTGTGCCAACCTTGTGGCCCACAACTCTAACTACATTGCCTGTAGTAAATCCACTTACATCATCAGTTAACGCACCCGCCGTTGTGTCTAGATATATTACATCTCCAATGCTTCCTCCGGGGTCATTATTTAAATATACAACTCCATCCATAAGTAGAGGGTCACCTGAAGTTCCTGATGTAGCCACACCCAAAAGACCTGTAGATAATAAGCTAACAGATGAAGCATTAGATGTAGTCCATCCACCTGAAGTAAGGGCGT